AATTATTTACAATAAGATCTGCTATCGGATTAAATTCTTCTTGATTTAAAAAATTATCAACTATCAAAGGTTTCATTGTAAAATTAATTCATTCAAGTTCATTGTTTTACCAAAATTACCTTTTGCAAAAACATTAAAAGCAAGAGAAATTCTATTTGTTGTAGCCTTTTCATTTGGAGGTACTTCATGTTCCAACCATGAAGGAAATAAAAAAAGTAAATTATTTTCTACAGGAAAAAACCAAGTCTGAGAATTCCATACATTATACTCTTTCTGGTCTAATTTTATTATTCCCCTTACTGCCTTATTTGGATCGGTAAACACAATTCGATCATCTTCTTCAGTTGATATATAAAAACTCCCACTTATAATACTATTGGCATGCCAATGTCGATGTATACTTCCACCTGGCTCAACTACATTTAACCATGATTGTGTAATATAAAAATCCAATTCTCGTAAGGGATTTATAACTTGTTTGACATAATTTTCAATATGTTGTTCACAAAACTTTTTTAGATTTTTTAATTTAGTATCAAAGAGATAAGAATCGTTTGAATGATAATCCGTAAGTGTTTTATTTTGAAACAACCCCTTTTGAATAATATCTTTAATTTCTATTTCTTCTATTGAATCTAAATTTGAATTTCTATTTGCAGAATATATTGGGCAAGGAAATAATCCTTCTATTGAATAATCATTATCTAAAATCATGGGCTTCATATTAATTCATTTTAAATCTTCTGTCAACTTTTCTTATATTATGTTCATCATGGTCATATATAAAAACTTCTTTGATTGGGCCGTCAATGTTCTTATCCCAATAATCGAGAAATTCACCTATTCTTGGATACTTCGGTCTTTGATCTTCTGTCTGCCATACGAATTCGTTCACTATATTCAAATAATCTGGAATATAATATACTACTTGAACGGATGCAATCGTCCATTTCTCTATAATATAAACCAAGATTATCCCTTTCCAGTTGATCCGAAGCCTCCATCCCTATCGGTTTTTCTTTCGGGTCGCTCATTAACTTCCAACAATACAGATGGTTGCTCCCGAACTAACTCTGCCTGACATATGCGTTCTCCGTTCTTTACAAATTGTTGATAACCACTTATGTTGTATACCATCATGTAAACCGGCTGTACATAATCAGAATCAATGATTCCTACATTATTTGCAAGAGTCAAACCTTGTTTCAACGCAAGACTTGATCTTGGATATAAACGAACTGAATATCCCATTGGAATATCAAATATTAATCCAGTAGGAACTAACATTCGTTCCGTTGAATTAATTTGCACTCTTCCTTGAACTACCTTTCTCTCTCTTATCTCTATATCTTCGTCTTGATGATTTATGTATACTCTTACTAGAGAATCCTCTGGCATAAAAGAATGCAAATCAAAACAGGCCGAACCTTCTGTTGCTCGTAGAGGATCTTTTACCTCTGAATCTAATTTGTAAAATAAAAGATCACTCGTCATTCTCATCAGCATCCCTTTTGTTTCCGATATTATATTTTGGAGTTAAATCCCATTCATCCTTTTCTTTGAATGATAGGATCTTTAACTGGCTCAATGGAACTGTAGGCTCTGCTGATTTATCTGGTTCTACTAATGTTATCAATTCCCATTCTGAGAGTAAATTTGCAATACTGTTTCTTCGAGCAGTATCGTTTTCAGTAAAATTAGTAGTCTTACCATCTAATGCAAAAAGTTCTTTAAAATGTACTATGTAGTATTTTCCCTGCTTGTGCAGGATGTGACAGGATTGAAATAAAGTCTTTTCTTTCCTTGACGCAATTCCAATTCGTGTAAGGGTTTCTCGTACCTTTAGGAAATCGTCTGGCTCATTTAACTTCACTTCAACCATCGCTTCGATGAGTGTGTCGTTCATGTTGCTCCTTTCACTCCACCTTTATCAATTCTTTGTTTAATAATGTTCAGTTGCGAATCATCAAGCAAGGTTACATAATCTCTCGCTTTTTCATAATTGCACTTGTAATAATTCTTGATAAGATCAAGAATTTCATTATTTTCCTTCTTTCTTTTTAACCATTTACCATAACGTTTCTTTGGTCTAATACTATTTAGAAAAAAGTCGAATTGAAGTTTGTGGTCTACATAATGCCGAAAATTCATTTCGTTTGCATATAACGCAGTATCATGATTAAAACTTAATCCTCTATTCACAATAAAGGGCTTATAATCTTTCTCTAACTCAGGCGTTTCATCAATGAGATTCTTCTTCCCATGATTAATTTGATTTATGAATTCAAATGGGCTCATACGAACTCACATTCCGCCATCAACTCTATCAGGCACGCAACCAAGTTAATCTCTTGGTCTGCAACAAATGCAGATTTATACTGATAATCTGCAATAATTAATACTGCTTGAGGAATAGAACCTTTACTGACAACTTCATACAATTTATCGTAGATTTTACGATACACAGATGCAGGATCATTATCAACATTTGATGTAACCCATTGTCGCATATTCGGAAAGTTCTTTTCCCTTAGAGCCGAAACCAATGCATTGAGATTCAATTCTCCTATATTTGCAAGAATGCCAGAATCAATTTTGCCAGAGGTAGAATATCTCTGCATCTCATTCAACACTCTCCTAAAATCTGGAAAATGTTTATTGATCAGTTCAACAACAACTCTATTATCATAATGGATATTTTCACTTTTCAGAATATGACTACACCTATTCATAAACTCAAATGCAATTTCTGGTTTCTCACTTTTAGGTGAAGAAAAATCCACTACTGCACATCTTGAATGAATGGGCTCGATTATACGATTCTTGTAATTACAAGTGAATATGAAAGAACAATTTTCCGTAAACTTTTCTATGAATCCACGCATTGCTGGTTGAACCGAATCTGGATTCATATAGTCTGCCTCATCAATGATTACAACTTTTCTACCACCCTGTAAAGAAATAGTAGAACAAAATTGTGTCATTTTAGTTCTGAGAGTGTCAATCATTCTACCCTCATCAGAACCATTGATGATAATATAATCGGAACTTGTCATGTCACAGATTGCCCTGGCCACAGTTGTCTTACCAACTCCAGCAGGGCCCGTGAACATAAGATTGGGAACTCGTTCTTCCTTAACTAGATCGTTAAGTGTTCCCTTGATTGTATTCGATAAGATACAATCATCGATGGTTTTAGGCCGATACTTTTCGACCCACAAGAAATTATCCATATCAAAAAACCTTTCATGATGAAATTAAACTTATCCCTCAAAAGTAGAATTCTGTTCAAGGGCAATCCAATACTGTAACGAATCTGTTGTTCTCTTGAAATGAGAAATTCGTTTGGATGATAGTTTCACTTCATAAGTACCTTCCATAATCTTATTCAAGTTTTCAGTCTTGAAGATCATTCGGAAAGTTTTATCGGTAGGGCCGACACCAGTTGAAAAACGATCTGAAGTTGTGTTTCCAGTATCGGACACAACTAAACGTGTTTCAGTTCCATTACCTTCTACAACTACTTCTGGAAGTCCAAGAGTGTTTGCAGCGTTAATGGTCTTTTTGAATACATCTTTTTCAAGAGTGAATTCAACATCTGGTTCTGGAAAGGTTATATCTTTCTCAGGCGGAGTTTGGAACATTGAACTACTCCCACAATATCGATATTGTGCTTCATGAGAAGTATCGGAAATAGTTACACCTTCTTCTGCAAAATCCAAATCTGGATCATTGAACAAAGACAGAGTTCCAAGAAAACGATTTAATTCATAAATCGGGAATGTCTTTGGGAATTCCTCACTAATCTCTACTGAGGCGAGAATAGTGTTTAGTGGAGAAACAGTCCTAAGAAGGTTTCCCTCACGAAATTCCAAACTTTGATTTATAGTAGCGTAATTTTTCAAAAACCCTACTGTATTTTCACTTAACTTCATTGCGTTCTCCTTGAGATTCACGTTTATAAAAATTATCATGTAGGTATAACATAATAATAACATAATGAGCGACTTTTGTCAAGTCGTTTCTATTAAATCCACCCTTCTTACCATACCTCTGAGCGTATTTAATTATATTACCGATACAGAAACCTTCACCATGTCCTGCATCTGCAATAAACTCTGTAGATTGGACTTTGTTCTGAGCATAATGAGAAGAATAAGTCTTGTCTATTGTATCCCATATTTCAGTCAAAT